TTTCTTCCATAAAATCTACAACTTTTTGTAAATTTTCAGGTATTGCTTTACCAGTTTCTTGAGCTTGTTCTATAGCTTCAGTTACTTCTTCAGCTAGTTCTTCTGTTTGCTCTTGAACTTCTTCTTCAGTAACTTCTTCTAAAGCTGGCTGTTCTTCTTGTGTTTCAGCTTCCGGCTGTACTTCTTCTTGTTTTTCTGTGGTGTTGGCATCTTCAACGAGCTCAACCACTCCGCCGTCGTCAGCGTTGTCTTTTTTAACTTCTTCTGCAACTTCATCTTTTTTTGGTGTTGGTGGTTTACTTAAATCTACTTTGATGATATTATCATCTTCTTTTGTTTCTTTTTTACTAAGATCAACTTTTACAACGTTGTCTTCAGTAGCCTTTTCGACTACTTTTTCTTTTTTCTTTTTTGCCATAATATAATATAATAATAATTAATAATTGTTATCTAGGATCAAACGCACCTAAATCAAATCCGCCTCCTAATATATCATTACCTGCGGACTCAAAGTTTTTAGGTGGTTTTTCACTTTTTCTTTGCTCAATCATCTCACTTTGTTGAGTTGCTTGAATTCTAGTTCTTTCGTCTTTACGATCTTCTTTTTCTTTTTCTTTTGCTTTAACGTTTTCAGTTTCCATTTGCTTTAACTGCATGTTCATTTGAAACTCTAACTGCATTAACTGTTTTTTATACTCAACTTCTTGAGCTTGTTTTTGGGCGTCAAGCTGTGCTTTCATTTGCTCAAGTTGCGCTTCTGCTTGAGTTTTAGCCATTTCTTTTTGAACTTCCATTTCTGCAGCCGCTTGTTGAGTCTGCATATTAGCTTGCGCTTGTGCTTGTATGTTTTGTTGTGCCAACTGTTGGTCTCTAGCTATTTTTTTCTTTCTTCTAATTTTTAATATTTGATTAGCTAATTTTACACTTTTAATTTCTCTTACGTCAATAGCATCTTCTAAATCTATTGTTTGTTGCTGTAATGCCATTTGAATATTATTTTCAAGCATTGCTTTTTCTTCGTCATCAGGCATTAACTCTATAAATATACCAAAATCATATAAGTGTAAGTTTGATATTTCTTCAAGTGTAGCTGCGTTGTGAACGCCTACTTGTTGTATAAAAGCATCAGCAGTTGGTGAGTATTCTATAATATCAGATATTCTAAGAGATAAGCATTGTGAAACTTCTTTTGTTAAAAACAAACCTGATTGCAATATATGTCTTGTTGCTGTGTTAGAATTAGCAGCGGCTAATTTCTGTACACCAACTAAAGCGTTTTTATCTGGCATACTACCATCTCTAGCCTCATTTAATCCGGTTACATCTCTAATCATTTGTAGGTAATAATTGTAATTACCAATTAAAGCTTGCATTTTATTACCACCACTACCACTTGTTATTTCTTGTATTGGCACTTTACCAGGATTCATATCACCTTCAGAAGTGAAACTTCGTCCAATAACCGAACCTGTTTGGAAAAACATGTTTAAAGCTTCTTGTGGATTATAGTTTGTTCCATTGCCTAAATCTATTTCAGCAAGACCATCAGCGTCTAAATAAACGCCGTCTGGAACCATACGCGATAATACCTGTTGAATTTTTAAATGCGTTAGCTGTATCATGTCAGCAAAACCAGTAATACGTTGCACTAAAGACTCTATACGGCCTTTATACATTCTTGGTGCAACAATAGCGTAGTTCATTTTTACTTTAGTAAAATCACTCTTTGGCCTCATCATATTTTTAGCCATTTCCCATCTTAACATTTTGTCTGTACCTAAGATTATAGCTCCGTCATATAGACACTCTATTGATCTTTGTAGTTTTGCAAAATTACCAGCGTCTTCTGGTGGATTAAAACTATCGTCTTTTGCTAGTATTTTTTCAGCCCCACTACCAGTTTCTTTTACTTTGTAAACCTCGTTCATGTATGTTTTGTAATTAAAATATAAAACTTGAACTTGGTTTTTATCGTGTTCACTGTGATTGTAACCTTGGTTATAGTTTGTGTTATGATAATTTTTATTTTTAACTATATCTTCTAAATCTTCATGACTTAAGTGTGGAAACTGTTTAGCCAACTCGTTTATAGGTATAGACTTTACTTCACCAACATAATATATATCGTCAAAGTACGGAGACTCTGTATACGAGTAAACTAAATCTGCAGGGTCTACATAATCTACAACAACACCTTCAGACGTGTTAAAACTACTTTTAACAGCGCCAATACCTAATACCGTTAAGTCATAGTAAAATCTTTTCTTTATTAACTCGTAATCATTACCTTCTAACAAAACGTTAATAGCTTGTTCTTCTGCTATCTCAACAGCTTGTTTGTAAGTTAACTGCATATGAAGATCAAGTTCTTCTTGAGTTTCTGGTAAAGTTTCTGGGTCGTTTTCATAAAGATCAATTCCAAAAGCTTGCTCAACATACTCGTTTAACTCCTTAGTCTGCATATCACTAATTATAGAGTTCATATACTCTGTTCTTTGGCTAACGCCATAAGGATCTTGTGAATAAGCTTTTATATCGTATGTTCTTTCTGCAATACCGTTTACAACTATATCAACAAACTTAGGTATAATAGGCACTGGTTTCCAGTCTAAATTTAAATAAGATAAATCACCGTTTATAGATAATTCATCTTTATATTTTTGTATTGATTGTTCACCTCTAGCATATAGTCTAAGATTGTGAAAGTTGTTGTGGTTTGTTTTATATCTATTAGAACCTCTTTCAGTATGAAACCACTCAGCCTCAATAGCTTTAGCTACTTTTAAACCATAATCATAGCTCATTTTCTCTACGTCACTCACAACTTGAGATGGAAAATAACTTTTTACAATCATATTTATTTTTTAATTAATTTCGATGCATTACCTTTGTTTTCATATCTGGCAATGTTTATATTTAGTTTTGGTTTTTCTATCGTAGCGTTTGGTTTATACAAATGCCTATTGTTAGCCATTATCGCAAGACCAGAGCTTATAGAAGCATCATGTTTTGTTCTTTTGTTTATATCAAATTTAGCCCAGTCATTTAAAAGTTCGTTAAAATAACAGTTACCAAATTGACCTTCAGCATTCATACCTACATGGCTTTGAATATACATTTCAATAGCCGCGGCATGAGCTTGTTTTATATCTTCACTTGAGTTTGGTATACCACCTATTTCTTTTTCTGCAGTTGACAATTTGTTCCAAACTTTGTCAGGTCTGTTCATGCTAAAACCTCTATAACCACGTCTTCTTAAATAATACAATAAACGAGGTTTGTTGTTTTCTGCAAGTATAGGCATTCCGTAAAATACTAATGCCATTAGAACGTCTTCAAAGAACATCTCTGCAGTCTGAGGCCTTGCTAAATATTCTAAAAAAAAAGTATTGGCTGGCGCGTCTTCCATGCTAAACTTTGTAAGTCCGTGCAAAGCACCTTTTGAACCTTTGCCGTCTACAGTTCCTGATATGTCGTAACTATCACAACCAAAAGCTCCCATATGTTCGTTGCCAGGATATTTAATACCGTTTTTAATTATAACTTTGTTCTGTATGTGAGTTGGTGGTACCCAACTTATTTTAAACCTACCTTTTGGATCTGGATAAAATATAACACTAGTATCTTTTACTCCATTAACCCACTGAAAACTACCTCTTGAAATACCTAGTGTTCTTGACATTTCTTCGTTGTAATCTATTTGTTCGTATATCTTTACTAAATTAAATATACTATTGTTAGCTTCATCTCTAAACGCATGTTCTGTAGTTCTTGGAAACTGGCGGTAAAATTCATTTAAAGCATCTTGATCATTTTTTAAACCATCAGCTTCGTTTTGCCAGTTATCTATTACACCTACATCTATTAACTCTCCATGGGGGTC